TTAGGATTCATCTGCCAGCTCCGAGCCCACCTCGGCTGGCCACATAGACCCAAGATCGACCGCTCGTGAGTCGATGGTTGCAATTGCGTCGAGACAGTTAGCCATGGCCTCCTTGGTGAGGTGCTCTTGGTAGATACAAAGACTCTCAGCAAATTGCGGAAGAGAAGAATTTATCAAAACTCTCTCGTTGTAACGGTCGTGGTTGAAGTAGATGACATGTCGGCTGTCCATATCAATGGCAACAACGTCGCCAGATCCATTGTGACCGATAGGAAAATAAGATTCGGGCAAGCCGAAATTTTGTACTCGTGACTCAATTTCGGCCTGTGAGTAGGCATAGAACGAAAGAAACGGCGCGGCATCACGCGGCAGCCCCTGTGCCGCCAGAAGGCTTGAATCTTCTCTTACGAGTCGGTCGGGAAGGGTCTCTGGATCAAACAAAACGAACTCATCAAGATGAAGGTCGAGATCTGCAGGAATCTTTCGCAGAGATGCGACGAATCGATCTTTGAAATTTTTGGATATGTCGTTCATGAGGCCTGACAATTGAGTGGGGGGCGGTTTCGCTGGCGTAAGTGAGCGGTTTGCACATTGTTAGATTCCAGCGGTGGGTTGGCAAGAAGGCTATCTCGCCCGTGCAGCAATGATGGTCGATTCCTCGCTAACATATCAGGTGGTATATATTCAGGCTCCACAGGTGGCCCGGCGAACGCATCGGTGCTCAGAGCACGCGCTATGAAAGGCAGTTTTGCGACCGCGGATCATGAGCGTCCGCTTCTGGCCGTTTTCTGTCTATCGTACAAGTAGCAACGGGTCATTTAGTAGGCTTCACAATTTCACCGACTCGCCGATATACCTTCTTGGTCATTTCCTCTGTGGAGTGACCTAGTAGGCGGCTCGCGTGCGTTAGCTCGATCTCGCTAGCAGCTTTAGGCCGGATGTCCTTGAATTGAAACTGACGAATGCTCGTTGCCAGCACGGGATCACCATCAGCTGACGCTTTGATTGCTGCCTTCTCTCGTGCGTCGTCCCATCGATTACGCAGCATCTGATGGCTCATTCGAAGTCCAGAAGCGTTTGTTATCAAGGTAGACGTGCGGATTCCATTGACGGCTCTGCGTTCTTGCAGGTCGTCGATAAAGCTACTCAGGCCGGATTGGATTCCGCCATCCTCCAAACGAAGACGGAGACGTTTTTCGGTCTTGCCCTGACCAATCAGCAAAAAGCCATTGTTCAAGTCGGTGGCTGCAATCTTGAGCACGTCGGCGGGACGTTGGCCGGTCAGGTAGGCTAGATCCATCGCGTCCTTGAGCTCCTGTACCGCTTGCGCGTATACCGCGTTCCATACGGTTTCACCAGCATAATAGTCCCGTGGCTTTTCCTTGTTGCGGCGAACGCCAAAGCAAGGGTTTGCTTTGTCAGTCAGCCCCCATTCACGTGCGATGGTAAATGCATGGGAGAGCAGGGCGATTTCACGGTTTGCCCTCACCTTGGCTGTCCTAGCGTCACGGTACTGGGCTACTACTTGAGGCGTGATCGATTCGATGGGGGCGCTCTCAAATGCTCTCCTGAGTTGCTTGAGTTCTTTGCGGTTGTCGGACTGGGTGCGAATCGACTTGCCCGGGATAATTTCCTTTTCGTAGCGATCAAATACATAGCTCATCAGATGATTGGGCTTCGGTGGTGTCTTGCGTTCCAGCCTGGCCCACTCCACTTTGGCCTGATCGAGGTCTGTACCGAGTGGGATTTCCTTCCGCTTCCCGTCGGCAGTCCTTCCGTCGTAGTAATACGATGTCCAAGTCTTTCCACTCTTACCCTTGCGAATGCGCCGTATCATCCGTGGCGGGAGATCTCGATTGGCTGTACTTTTCTGGCGCATTATCAGCTCACATTTGCGAGATCGAGCGACCAGGTTTCAGTCACGACATTGGCAGCGGAAGGTTTGACACCTGACAGTTTCAGTCGGGCATAAATGCGGCCTACTATCGGACGATGAGCGCCTGTCAGAACAAACTCCCAGTGGTTTGCGGTCAACCAATGGACCTGCTTGGACGGAATCTGGTAGCCGGTGATGGTGGCCAGCTCCTCGTCGGTGAGGGTTTCGCTTTGTAGTTCCATCATGCCGCTTTCCTCCGGTGTTCGATGGCGAGTTGGTCCATGAGGCGCTGGTGATAGGTCAGTCGGGCCTCTGCGGCAGGCCATGGCCGGATGGTTTCAGCCATGGGTTGTATACCAACCAAGCAATCCCAGATAGCCGGATCGGTTGGCATGAGGTCGCGGCGTTCGGTGGCCAGCGCAATCAAGTCGGCCTTGTGAACGCAAGCAGGAAGTTCTGCAGGGATGTCGAAGCGCTGGCACACGCGCTGCCATACCCAGTCTTCGAAGTCTTGGTATGCATGTATCCACTGCTTAAGTGGCTTGGTCATGTCGCCCAGGTACGCCTCTGGCGCGTCGTGGAGCAAGGCTGCGAGCTTGTGTTCTTCCGGCACCAGCTCGGCGACGATGCAGCTGTGTTGCGCCACGCTGTAGAACTCGCGGGTGTGCCCGTTGAAGCGGCAGAGGTATGCCAGTGAGTGGGAAATATCCCGTGGATCGATCATGTCGGCGTCAGGTTCGAACAGGTCAAAACGCTTGCCGGTGTGGGTGAGGATCCAGTTCATGCTGCCTCCTTCATCAGGTCGGCCAGCAGCAGGGCGTCGTCTGTTGCTTTGTGCAGATCGCGCAGCCTGTTGTAGCCGATGAGCGCTCTCAACTGACGATCGAACTCTCGGTTACGGCGAGTTATATCGTGCAGTTCCTTGATCGCCTTTGTGTATTGCTGTTGCAGCGTTCCGGCGGCTTGAGGCGTCAGACGCAGCATCGTGATGGCGCGGCTCATGTCAGATCCCCCTGGCGAAAGGCATTCAACTCGTCGGCCATGCTCAAAGCGTGGTCGCGCAACATGAGTGCTTGAGTTGCGTGGCCCTCCGATTTGATGGCGTGGAAGAAATCGGCGGCCAGTTTGAGTTTCGCCGCGATGGCCAGAAGGATCTGACGGTCCTGGGGCTCCCTGATCAAAATCATTTCCAGGCGCTCACATCGCCGCGTGGCGTTTTCGAGAGCAGTGGCGCCCGACGACTCGGCCTCTTCAATGCCTTCGATATAGCCCTTACCGTGACCGTCGTCGTATCCTTCGCTCCAGCCATCCTTTAAGCCGCCTCGATACCCGACCCAATACAGAATGGCGAGTGCAATTACGAAGCTGATCAATGCGAAAATTTCAAATGCCGTCATGTGGTTTGCTCCTACTGTTGTGTTCCGCTTGGCTGGTGGTGCAGCGGTTGCGGTGGTTCAGCTGTTATTGAAGTGCGTCGGTTAAAGTGTCATCGCTCGTCTGGCTGGGGTTGAGTGTTTGTCAGATCCTCATCTGCAGCATCCGCCTGTGTATCAATGAAAATGGCCAGATGACGGATGTCGATAAAGCGGGGGCGCTTGGCGCTGGTATCCAGAGTGGTGATGGGTAGCGCTACACGGCCATTTGTCAGCGCGCGAGTAAAGTTGTCTTGGTTGAGGTTGCTGAAGTAGCGTTCACGTACTTGGTCGACGGGGACAAGCAGATCCCCGAGGGTTCGGTACAGCAGCTCAACGGTTTGACTTCTGGGCGCCACCGGCAGGCGCAATTCGCGCTGTATAGAGGCCGTCATGCCGCGTTCGCCTTATCTACTTGCGCCTTGAGCGTGCCGAGCGTCAGCTTTCCGGGCTTACGTTGCGGCGCTGCTTTGGCATGGGGTTGGTTACTCGCTCGAATATCGCGGTTGATAGCTGCCAATGCTGTGCGTGCTGTGGTACCAAAGGCCACGAAGCGCGGCAGTGGGGAGGCGCTGTCTAGCGGTTCGAGCACGGCACCTAGCTCTACTCCCTCAATTCCGTAGCCAAGGCGCAGCATTGCGCGGGCCCGGTAATTCGGGCCGAGATTGATGGCGAGATGGTCAAGAGCAGCCGCCAGTTGTAGGTGTTCGATCTGCAGCGGTGCGGCGCTGGCTTCTAGGGAAATGCCAGCAGCTGTGGCGGCCAGTGTGAGGTTGGCCAAAATTTTTTCGGGCGTACGGCGTTCTTCGGGCAGGTTCAGCAGCTCAATCAGTAGGGCGTCAATCAGCTTGCGGTCCATGAGTGTTCCCTCGGGGGTGGTTCCAGGCTATTTCAACGTGGGTGCGTACTAGATCGCGTAGGTGCTCGGGTACTTCTGCCAGTGCGGCAATGCGTTCCTCTCGGGTTCGCATCGCCTTGATCTGGCGGGCGTACTGGCGCGGCCATGCTTCAGGTTGTCTCATTACGCGACTTCTCGCGGGTCAGGCACAGCGGGTGGGATTGGGCGCTCGACACCGATCTGCCTGGCCAGCCAGGAAATACCAATGTCGGTCACGCGCGTGGTGCGCTTGTATTGCATGCCATGCTTCTCGTGAAACCAGCGACTCTCACGGGTGACCAAATAGTCTCTGGTCAAGGCAGGGTTGGTTGGCAGGTTGTGTTGATCCAGAAGGCCTTTGTCGCGCATGCGTTTCATGAGTTCGCGGTGACCCAAACCTAGGCGTTCGGCTACGCGTTTGAGGGATAGGCTCATGACGGCACCTCATGCGACGGCTGCGAGGCTATTGCGGTAGCCCTGCAGGAACTGGTTGAGGTTTTCCGACAGGATTGCGTAGGCACGCTGGTTGTCGGTGGGCAGGGTGAGTAGGCAGCCGGCGTCGTCGTCGATTTCGACCACGGCGATATAGCCGCCGCGTGGGTTGCGCTGTATCTCTAGAGAGGGCTCCAGTTCGTCAGCGATCAGATGGTAAATACCGCGCCCACGCCGAATTGCCAGGCGTAGGGTCGCCTCTATATCACTGACAGTTTCGTGCTCATCTATGTCGGGCACGCCGGTAGGGCTGATGCCGTTTGCGATTCCCTCAATAAACTTTGCAACGCGCGTGGCGTTGTTTTTGCGGTGCTTATCGAGGGTGATTGATGTATTGCGCGTCCCGCAGATGCGCACCATTACCGTGATGCCGGCGGTGCACTGTTCGATCTCGACCTGAGCCGCGACGGATCGGCCGCCATCACACGAATGTAGGGTGTGATTGAACGTGCCGCTAAGGTTTACCTGGGCCTGCAGGCGTATATAGGCGCCTGCATTGAGAGACAGTCTGCTCATGCTGCGCGCCCTCCATCATCAGGATTGAAGGGCGCTGGCGTACGGCTGGTGGCAGCTTTGCGTTTGGTGAGGGCGAAGGTGCAGCCGTGGATTACGGCTAGGCGGCGCACCTCGAAAATGCGGCTGGGTGGGCACGATGGTAGTACGTGCAAGGTTGTGGTTTGCATGGGAAGTGCCTCGCTCTGTGGTAGGAGAGTGAGGCAAAATTAGCAACAGCTAATTTTTTACGCAATAGCAAATGCTAAATTTAGATGTCTATGTATTTGGACGCCTTCAAAATAGCTGCCACGTAATGGACCTTTTCGACGAGATGCTCATCCAAAAAGACTGGGGGATAGCCGTCGCTAATGCTATCGAATCTATATTGGCCGTCCCGAAAGTAAATAAACTCCTTCACCATAGCCCTGCCATCAGTTGTTTTTACCAGCACCTCATCGCCCGTCTGATAGCGATGATTTGGCTCAATAAGAACAAACTCCCCGCTTTTGATGCGTGGGTGCATGCTGCTCCCCACCATCTTTAGGCCATAGGCGTCGGGGTCGGAGCTGACTATGTCTATGTATCCATCACCATGACCGGGTGGATAGTCTAGGGCGTCAAAGTACCCATCGGACCCCAGCATGGCTTTACCTACTACGGGGACCGGGACAGCGCGGCGGTTTTTGGCAGACCACTCTCTTTCCTCGGCAACGCGTTGGGCGGTTTCGTTGATCGTCGCGTTGAAAAACGCGGGATGTGGAAGCGTTGGCGGTTTGAGGTCAAGTGCTAGCCATTTTGCCGTTATGTGGTCTTGGTCGGAAGCAGAGTAATTTCCTGATGTGAGTAGTTCTGCTGGAACGGCGAGCTTCTTTGCAAGGTTCATAGCGGCTCGATCCCCTAGGGTCCTATGGCCGTTAAGGATCTGCGAAAGGTAGGAAGCATCAACATCGGTATGTGCCCCGGCAAAGTCCTTCAGCTGGTTCTCGCCTATAAGGGCCTTGAGGATGGTTAAGCGTTTTTCGTAAATATTCATACTTAAATCATGTCTCTGCCGTTAGCAGATTGTAAATTACGTTCTGCTATTGCTAGGCGGATTAGCGTTTGCTAATCTCCAGGCTGTTTTGGAGATGAAAATGACTCTACTCGACTACATCAAGGGTTTGGAAACAGCGCAACTGGAAGAGTTTGCCGCATGCTGTGACACATCGGCGGGGCAGCTTAAGCAGATTGCTTATGGTAACCGGCGAGCCAATGCGGGCCTCGCGATTGCTATTGATCGGCAGACTAGGGGCTATGTGACTTGCGAAGTGTTACGCCCCGATATCGATTGGCAATATTTGCGTATGCAGGGGCATGCGACTGTTGTTGCAAATGTTACGGCTGACGCTGCTTAAGAAAAAAGGCGGCCTAAGGGCCGCCCAGTTCCTCCAGGCACACACCACCACAGTGATGCCTGGACGCGATAAAGATTGGCGGGCAAACCACATGCAAACCGCCTCCCTTTACCGCGCTGCCAAGGCACGGATGCCTTGGGTTGCCTGCTAACCCACCACGGTCTGCAGGCTGTAACGACAGGGCACATGCGGAGCGTGTGCCTTGCCATTGGGGTGCAGCCGGCTTTCCTACCACAGAGCAACCGGCTGCATGCGACCACCTGTAAGTGACCACGGCGTAACTGTACCAAACAGGCATGCGGCGGTCACTGGCAGAGTTTTTGGAGTTTTGCCATGAACCGAAAACAGTTCAATTCCATTGAGCGCGCACGGCGTTCGCTGTTGACTCTACCGCAAGCTTTGCTCCACGCCGCACGTGACTACCCGGGCGGAGCCACTGCCATTGCCGCTATCGACGGTGGCAACGCCACCACCCTCAATCATAAGCTGAGCCTGACCAATACCAGCCACACGCCTAACATTGGCGATCTTGAATTGGTGCTAGATGCCACGCGCGATCCTCGCATTGTAGATGCGTTGCTGCATCCCATCGGTTGGGTGGGAATCGACGTTTCTGAGTTGAGCGACACCGACACGGCGCAGTCGCTAATGGCAGGCATTGGCGAGTTGCTTTCTCGTGAGGGGGAGTTAGCCACGCATGTATCGACCTCATTGTCCGATGACAAATTGGACGATGACGAGCTGGCTGAGTTTGAACTGCTGGCCGAGCGCATGGTGCAGGCTGTGTTCAAGTTGCGCGCGGTACTCCGCAAGATGCATGCGGAGGATCTGACCTATGTCTGACAACGCAGATGTTGCTGATAACGTCATTGCTCTTAATCTTGCAGTGGCGATGGCCGCGCGACCTACTGCCAATCCAGGCCAATGTACGCTCGGGTGCGTGGACTGCGGGGATGTCATCCTAGAGGCTCGGCGATTGGCAATGCTTGATCGCGGCTGTACGCGCTGCACTGACTGCCAGGAGCTGGCAGACCGGCGTGGGGTACGGGCATGACCAATCACGAACTACTCGATGATGTGTTGGCCCAGTTGCAGGACTACGGGCTTAAACCAGAAACCCCATTGGTGATTGGTAAGCGAACGCGTTGCGAGTGCGACGGTGATAAGGCCCCGGAGAAAACGGGTTGGTATGTGATCTATGAGCATCTGACTGGTGACGGCAAAACACTGTATTGCGGCGCTTTTGGCGACTGGCGTCAGGGTGAAAAGGGCAGTTGGCAGAAGATCAAGCCAAAGGGCGGGCGGCTGAGCGCTGAAGATCGAGCGGTGATGCGCGCCAGGGCCGAGGAAGGCCAGCGCAAGGCCGCCCTGGCTGAGGACCGAAAGCACCGCACTGCCGCCCGGCGCGCTGCTGGTATGTGGAAGCACCTATCTGAAAAGGGCGGTTCGCGTTACTTGGATGCCAAGCGGGTAGTCGGCATCGGTCTGCGTTACAAGGCAAAGAGCGGTACGGCTTTCGTGCCGATGCGCAATGTGAAGGGCGATATTGTCGGGCTACAAGTGCTGTACCCGGAAAAGCAGGCTGCTACGGGCCGAAACAAAACCTACTGGCCGTACGGTTTGGCTAAAGAAGGCGCGTTCCATCTGATCGGCCCAGAGCCTGAGCCGGGCGATGTGATTTTGATCGCAGAGGGATACGCGACAGGCGCCAGCCTGCACATGGCGACCTCACTGACGGTGTGCATTTGCTTTGATGCCGGCAACTTGCTGCCGGTGGCACAAGCCATGCGCACAAAGTATCCCGGCCGGCAGTTGGTGTTTTGCGCAGATGATGATTGGAAGACTGTAGTGAATGGGCACCCGTATAACGCGGGGGTAATCAAGGCTGGCAATGCGTCGGTTGTGGTCGGTGGGCAGGTGGTTATGCCGGTATTCGACAACGACCGGGAAGACGGCTGGACGGATTTTAACGACTTGCACTGTGCTGAGGGCATGGACACGGTTCGCCGTCAGGTGTTGGCGGTGGTTCGACCCTCTACCGATGAGGGGTGGCGTGAGAAGCTGCAGTACTCTGAAAAAGGAGGATTGATCGTACACCCATTCAACGTGGCATTGATTCTGGGTAACGATAAACGCTGGGCCGGCGTAATCGCCTGGGATTCGTTCAGTTCGAAGACGCGCAAGCTGCGTACACCTCCGTATGGCGGTGGTAAGGGGGACTGGACCGATCTTGACGACATCAGGGTGGCGCTGTGGCTTGCTGATGTTTACGGGCTACGGGTGAAAACTGCCCACGTTGTTGAGGCTGTCAGTGCGGTGGCGAATGACAACTCCTACCACCCGGTGCGAGAGTATCTAGATAGCCTTGAGTGGGATGGCGTGCGACGCCTTGAGCGTTGGTTGCAGGATCGGTTGGGTGTTATGGATAGTTCGTACACCCGCAAGGTGGGCAAGCGATGGCTGATTTCTGCGGTGGCACGCGTGTGTCGACCTGGCTGCAAGGCTGACTCAATGTTGATTTTGGAAGGCTTGCAGGGCGAGGGGAAATCCACGGCTGCGCGGGTATTGGGCGGCGAGTGGTTCATGGATACGTCATTTGATCTGAGCAGCAAAGACGCCTATCAGGCGATCCGGGGCAAGTGGATTGTGGAGATGGCCGAGCTGGACTCACTGAACAAGGCAGAGTCAACCAAGGCCAAGCAATTCGTCTCATCGCCCATCGATACCTACCGCGAGAGCTATGGCCGGCGGATGCTGGATGTTCCCCGGCAGAGCGTTTTTATCGGCACGACCAACCAGGATGAGTACCTGAAGGACGATACGGGCAACCGCCGTTACTGGCCGGTAATGTGTACCAAAGTTGATCTTGAGGGACTGCGAGCCGACCGTGATCAACTCTGGGCCGAAGCGTTAGCCTGTTTTCGCGCAGGTGACATATGGTGGGTGGAGCGCGATGAGGCTGATGTGTTTGCAGCTGAGCAGGATCAGCGTTATCAGGCAGATATGTGGGAAGACCTGGTGGTCGGCTACCTAGCCGACAAGCATATTGGCGATACGGTGACAGGCGCTCACCTGCTTGAGCATGCGCTTAACATCGATCCAAGCCACTGGGGTAGACCCGAGCAAATGCGCATCGGCAAGATTATGCATCGGATGAATTGGCCCCGGCGGCGTAAGGGTAACTGTGTGCGTGGGGTGCGCAGCTATGAGTATGTGAAACCGCCGGAGTGGAAGCGAGGGTCGGCGGTGCCCAGACAGGAGACTGCATTTTGATCCCTGAAATGGATGAGATGTTGAAGCTGTGGGCGCTCGATATGCACGGTGGCGGCGGCCCTGACGGATCTGCCAGCAGCATGTTGGGTCAGTTGATCGATTGCCAGGGTGAATTGATTCGTGGCTCGCGCGGCGGTTCAAAGATGCTGCTGCCATGGAGTGCAGACATTGAGGTGATCGTAAACAAGCATCTGTCCTGGCATCTGGCCCAAGTGGTGCAGGAGCATTACCTGAACCGTGAAAGCGTGGAACGCCAGAAATGGGCGCACTGCGGGTGTGGTCGGACGCAGTTTTATGTGCGCTTGCATTCGGCACATCTGGAGATCGCAGGCATGCTGCTGGAGCGCGTAGCTTGATGGTGCGGCGCGTCCCTGTACGGCCTGCTAGTGTTTTGTCGGGTGGGTCATCTGCGCGCCGCGTGTTAATTGATGATGGCCCACCGTCCCACCTTTTTTGCATCTTTCCCGCATGTGACGCACACACCCACATACGCGCGCGCGTACGCGCAGCGTTTATTAATTCTCCCTTTACATGGAAAAAGTAATAAATAGTAGGACGGAGGGGCGCCGCTTTGATTCATCGGTGTTTCAGACGTCGCGCCTCTCTTGAAAACAGTGGGACAAGAGGGTCCATGCCTGCGGCGCTAGAGCCAGTAACGTTATATGTCCGTTGATTGCCGGTGTATTGCCGTTGATTACCGTTGATTGCAGGGTGGCAGCGCTGAGCTCTTGCTGCCACCGGACTGGAGGGGTATAAATCAGTCATATTCAAAGAGGTACGCAAACAGCGATCTCACCAAAAACCCGGCCTTTGCGCCGGGTTTTTTCATTTCTCCTCAGACGTACTACTTCGTACAGCCAATTTTTCTTTTGGAACTGAGAAATGGAACGAGATCAGAAGCTGTTGGTGAAAATCTTAGACGTCTGCATCAAGGACTCCGATGACTGGAAGCTCAATTTATCGGCGAAGGATATTCGCAGCAAATTCTCCAGCGCCGAGTGTGTCCATTGGTCCGGTGTAGTCGTGGATGGCCATATCGAGCTGCTTGTAGATTTGGGTTGTATCAATGTTGAAGGGGACGCTCCGGATATACGTATCCAGCGCGTCACCAATGCGGGATATAACTATCTCGACAGAAGTAGAAGGTTGAGTTCGCGTAGCAGTGAACTACCCATCCACTAGACAACAACGTTTTTGAGCCCTGCCTAGTGCAGGGCTTTTTCGTTTACGGAGTATGCCAATGACGAACGAACAGCAAGCGCTGGCAGAAATGCCGATCTGGTTAGTGATCGTCCTGGCCCTGGTGGGCGGTGTGTCGGGCGAGATGTGGCGAGCGGACAAGGAAGGGACGCGTGGTTGGGCATTGATCCGACGATTGGCCCTTCGGTCCGGCGCCTGCGTGGTGTGCGGGGTATCGGCGATCATGCTGCTGTATGCGGCAGGCATGTCGATCTGGACGTCCGGTGCGCTGGGATGCCTCACGGCGATGGCAGGGGCAGACGTAGCGATCGGGCTGTACGAGCGCTGGGCGGCCAAGCGCCTTGGTCTGCGTGAAGCGCAAGCCAACGGTGAAGCTGGGCCATAAGCATCCAGGGGCAATGACCATGATGCGACTTGAGATGCGTGACAACATCGACAAGATCGTTAGGGAGATGCGTGGGCTCAGCAAGTCGAAGGTGCCGATAGCCGCTGCCAAAGCGCTGACCTTCACCGCTGAACGCGTACAGGCGGCAGAGAAGGCCGAGCTGCAGCGGGTATTTGATCGGCCCACGCGCTGGACGCTCAATTCGGTCTTCAAGCGCAGTGCCACGACCAGCCGCCTGTTTGCCCGTGTGTGGATCAAGGACGAAGCAAGCTCAGGTGTGCCCGCGTCCAAGTACTTGCCGGTGCACATTGACGGTGGCAACCGACCACATAAGCGATTTGAGAAAGCGCTGATCCACTACGGCTTGATGCCAGCGGACATGTACGCTGTCCCTGGTCGGCGCGCCAGGATGGATGGCAACGGCAACATCAGTCGCGGCCAGATCGTCCAGATCTTGTCCGCACTCGGAGCAGCTGAGCGGGTGTCGGGCTTCATGGCCAACCGCACTAAGCGCAGCCGACGCCGCAACCGCAACGCACCGGACTATTTCGTGGGTCGGCCTGGCAACGGCGCCGGCCCTTTGGGTATCTGGCAGCGGATCGGCAACGGGGCACGGCCCATCTTGATCTTCGTCAAGCGCCCGACGTATCGGCGGCGCTTTGATTTCTACGGGGTAGCCAATCGCGTAGCGGAGGCCGAGTTCGAGCCGCTGTTCCGACGTGCACTGGCACGGGAGATGGAGCGAGGCTGACCTCTTGTAGGTTCGAAGCATTTTTTCTCAAAAAACGGTGATTTTTCAATGATTTGTCGGGATTTTTGCTTGACAGGTCGACCTGCGACCCAAAATCAATGGGTCCTTCCAGGCAGCGGGGCCATCGGGGTAATTCGAACCCCGAATTTTTTGCAGATTCAACCCGACATAGGGGGTTCCGCTTCCCTCCCAGCATCAGGAGCAGACCATGCCAACCCAACATGAAATCGCCGAGCACCTGGACATGAGCGAGCGTAATGCCCGCGACGTGCTCAAGGGCCTGACTCTGGATTGGCAAACGGCAAGCATGGACGAGATCCGAACGGCCTATATCCGCGATTTACGCGCGAAAGCCGCTGGGCGCGGGGGCAGCCAACTTGAGGAACTCAACAGAGCGCGGATTGATGACCTGCAGCAGAAGTCAGCCAACGGGCGGTTGGTGTATTACGAAAAACTGCGCTCATTGATTCCCTCCGGAGAGGCAGAGCGTGCGCTGTCTGACTGGGCCAGTTTCGCAAACCGGGAATACCTGGGCGGCCTTGAACGCATCATTCAGGAAATCGAGAACGTGCAGAAACTCACGGTTGATCGAACAGTGGTGGCCAAAGTTGCTGGACCTACGACCGAGCGAATTGCAGGCTACGCGCGAAAACTTGGCGCGGAGCTTGTCGGCAGCAGCGGGGAAATTCAACCCGCCGCGTGACATCCCGACCGCGCACTACCTGAGCACCGAGTTTTACCTGCCCGCTGAAAGCGGCGTGCTGCATGGCCTGTACGATTTCCAATACACGCCTTACTTCCTCGGCGTTGCCGCCGCTCTGGACGATCCACGGGTGAGCGAGGTCGACCTGATGAAAGCGGCGCAGATCGGCTGGACGTGGTTCTTGATCGGCTACCTGTTCAAGTTCATCCATAACCTGCCGCGCCCGATCATGATCCTGTTCGCCAAGGAAAAGGACGGCAAAAACTTTCATGACGAAAAGCTCAAGTTCGGTGTGACGGCGAACACTGAGGTGGCCAAGCTGATGCCGGTCGACGTCAGCCGCACCTCGGGCAACCGTTGGGACCATAAGACCTTCCCGGGCGGCTTCCTCAAACTGGTGGCGTCGAACTCTCCCGGCAATGTTAAGTCCACGTCGTCGGTGGGCTTGTCGGTGGTGGAGGAACCGGACGACACCAGCGACGACGTGAAGGGGCAGGGTGATGCGATCGCCCTGCTGGAGGAGCGCGGCAAGCGCTACCCCGGCTCCAAGATGCTGGTGGGTGGTACGCCGGCGATCAAGGGCGCGAGCAAGACCGAAGCGCGCCTGGCCCAGACCGATTGCCGGGTGTTGCCGATCATCTGCCACGCGTGCGGCCAGTCGCATGTGTTGGACTTTGCCCATATCAAGTGGCTCGACATTGAAGAGGACGCCCAGCCACACGAGATCTACGGCCGTGCGGATCCAGAGACCGCCGGCTACGGTTGTCCGCACTGTGGCGAGATTTGGGACGACTACCAGCGCAAAGAGAACATCCGCAATACGGTGTTCAACGCGATCGATGCTGGAGACCCTTATTGCGGTTGGGTGCCCACCAAACCCTTTGCCGGTCGTGCCGGTTTCATTGAGCTGAACGAGCTGTACGCGTGCCTGCCCGGTACCAGCCTGGCCGACATCGTGCGGGAGAAACTTAACGCCGAACACCAGGCGTCGATTGGCAATCTGTCGTTGCTGATCAAGTTCGTGAACCAGAAACAGGGCCGTGCCTACGAGTACAAATCCGACCTGCCTGAGGCCAATAAACTGGCTGAGCGAGCGGAGGACTACCCGGAAATGTTTGTGCCCATGGGGGGCCTGGTGATCACCGCCGGTGTCGACGTGCAGCACGATCGCCTAGCGGTAGTGATGCGGGCCTGGGGCCGAGGCGAGGAATCCTGGCTGATCTACTGGGGAGAAATCTACGGCGAGGTGGTGTTGCCTGACCAGGGCGTCTGGCTGGATCTGGAAAAGTTGCTGTTTGCGCCGATTTCACACGCCTGCGGCGCCAAGCTGAGAGTGTTAGCGGTTTCGCTGGATACCTCGGACGGCACCATCACCCAGGACGCGGCGTATGCGTTTTGCCGTAAGCATCAGCGCAACGGCGTGATGGCGATCAAGGGTGCGAGCGAGCGTGGCAATACACGTGACGATGAGCGTCGGGAGATCTTCAGCGCACCTCGGCAGGGTGTGGATACGGACAAAGAGCAAAAGGCCTCGAAGTACGGCCTGCGCCCTTACATTGTCGGTACCTCGCGGGCCAAGGATCTGTGGATTGAGGGCCGTTTGCCCTTGACCGGTGATGGGCCTGGTCGGATGCACTTTTACAAAACGGTGCGCCCGGATTATTTCCGGCAGATCACCGCCGAAGTGAAGGCGCCCAGCCGGCGACACCACTACCGCAAGGTTTGGCAGAAAAAGGCCGGCCAGCCGAACGAAGGTACCGACTGCGAGACGTATGCGTTGCACGCGGCCCGCTCCCTGAAAACGCATTTGATGCGCGAGCATGACTGGGCAGGGCTTGATGCACAGATCCGTCAGGGTGCGTTGTTTGACCCACCTGAGCCGGATCAATGCGAGGTAGAACCCGCTCCCGAAACGGACGGGACCAGTCAGGAACCTACACCACCCGTCGAACCACCCAATCTCCCGCCCTCTGGCGGGAGAGTTGTTTCTGGGCGCCGTAGTGCAATGCGCGTGCTCTCCCAACGCAGGAATTAATTCATGGCTATCACCCTGGAACAAGCGCAGGGCCAACTGCAAGCCTGGCTCGATGCGAGCATGAAGGTCAGCCAAAAGCAGAGCTATCGTATCGGCACCCGGCAATTGGAATACGCCGACCTTGCCGAAATCACCAAGACGATCGACTACTGGCAACAGCAAGTTGATCGGCTGGAGAGCGGTCGCCCTCGGGGGATCGTCCTACGTGGGATTACGCCGCGATGAGCCGCGCACCGAAAGTGCCAGAGCCGACGCTGCTGGATAAGGCCATCACCTGGCTCAGCCCCGAGCGCGGCGCCAAGCGCATGCATGCCCGGTTGACCATGACCGCTTTGGGTGGTTACAGCGGCGCGTCGAAGGCCAAGCGTTCGCTGAGCGCCTGGACCCCTACGGCAGGCAGTGCGGCAGCAGACCTGCTACCCGACTTGCCCACGCTTCGCGAACGCTGCCGAGATCTTGAACGGAACAATCCCATCGGTGGTGGTGCGATCAACACGGTGACGACGAAGACGGTCGGCACCGGCCTGGCGCTCAAGTCGGTGGTCAATCGCTCGATTTTGGGCTGGGACGAAGACCAGGCCAGGGAGTGGCAGCGCAAAACGGAATCGCTGTTCAAGTCGTGGGCGGAAACCACCAGCTGCGACATCACTCGCGAACAGAATTTCTATGGCCTGCAGGATCTGACCTGGCGGTCGGTGTTGAGCAGTGGTGACGTCTTCACGTTGCTGGCGCACAAAGAACAACCCGGCCAGCATTACTCGGCGTGCATCCAGCTGATTGAGGCCGACCGGGTTTGTAACCCTAGCAACAAGGCCGACACGGAAGCGCTCACCGCTGGCATTGAGCGTGACACCGATGGTGCACCGATCAAGGCTCATATTTTGCGCAGTCACCCGGGGGCGCTGGGCGTCAAAGAGCGCGTCTGGGATGAGCGCCCGTTCTTCAACGAGCGCGGCGGTCGCGTTCTGCTGCATGTGTACCGGCGTCGTCGGGTGGGCCAGCCACGCGGTGTGCCGTACTTGGCGCCGGTAATCGAGAAGCTCAAACAGTTGGATCGCTACACCGATGCCGAGCTGGAAGCGGCGGTGGTGTCTGCGTTCTTCGCCGTGTTCATCAAGCCGGGACAGTCCGGCAATCTGAGCCCTCTGGCATCGGCCGTTACCGGCAACACCCCGGTGGGTGGCGATAAACCCGCCGGGCGCGACCAGGGCGGTTGGGACGGCTCACTCAGTGGCGGCATTGTCGCCGAGCTGGACGACGGTGCGTCGATCGATACCGCATCACCCGGTCGCCCGAACATGGCGTTCGATCCGTTCGTGCTCGCTATGCTCCGGCAGATCGGCATGGCCCTGGAGCTGCCCTATGAGGTGCTGATTAAGCACTTTACCGCCAGTTACACCGCCGCGCGTGCTGCTGTGATGGAGGCTTGGCAGTTCGTTCGCGGTTGCCGTGACTTCCTGGGCCAACATTTCTGCCAGCCCGTGTACGAGCATTGGCTTGAAGAGGCCGTGGCACAGGGAGACATCGAGGCTCCCGGGTTTTTCGACCATCCGTTGCTGCGCTATGCGTACAGCGGGTCGCTATGGGTGGGTGATGGTCCCGGCACCGTTGATCCGCTCAAAGACATCAATGCTGCCGAAAAGCGCATCGATATTGGCGTCAGCACTCTCGCCAAGGAATCCATGCTTTACGACGGCAGCGACTGGGAAGAGAACCACGAACAGCGTGCGCTTGAAGTGAAGCGTAGGCGCGATGACGGCCTATCCGTGTCACCAACGGCTCGCCCCGAGGATGAGCCTGCGGCCAATCCTGATCTTCCTGAACGGACCTAACTATGAGCGACAACCCAACCGATGCACCTCCCGTGCACCGGGTGACGGCGTTCGACCTGGTATCGCGCGAGCCCTGGGCCATTACCCCGGACATGCTGCAGACCATCACCGCCATCGCCCGCCGGGAGCATGAAGGCCCGGAAGCCTTGGAGGCCAGGCAGGGCAAACCCTTGCAGAACAGTCGCGCGGTGACCCAGCGCGGCAATGTGGCATTGCTGCCCGTCACCGGCCCGGTGTTCCGCTACGCCAACTTGTTTACGGCGCTGTCCGGAGCGACGTCGCTGGATGTGCTGGCCAAGGAGTTCACCACCGCCGTCGACGATCCGCGCACCGACACCATCATCCTGGTGATGGACACCCCCGGTGGTATTGCCAGTGGCATCGCTGAATTCGGCCAGATGATCCGCGCCTCACCCAAGCGGGTGGTTGCGTATGTGTCCGGTAACGCGGCCAGCGCTGGCTACTGGATAGCTGCAGCAGCCCATGAAATCGTCATAAGCCGCACCGGCGCCGTGGGCTCCATCGGCACGGTGCTGACGGTGCGTAAAAGCGACGACGACGGCAGTTTTGAGATCGTCAGCAGCCAGAGCCCGAAAAAACGCCCTGACTTCAGCACTGAATCAGGACGTGCTGTGGCCCAGGCTCATGTCGACCGGCTGACTGACATCTTTGTCGAGGACGTCGCCAATTACCGTGGCCTCAGTGTTGAAACCGTTTTGGCCGACTTCGGCCAGGGCGATATGCGGATTGGCTCCGATGCCGTGGCATTGGGCATGGCCGACCGTGAATCCACCCTTGAACAACTCATCGCTGAGTTCAACAGCAGTTCTTCTGGAGAAAGACCTATGTCCACTACTACCAACAGTAACGCACCCGCTCCAACTGCAGAAAAACCCATTATCAACCGCGAATACCTGGCGGCGAATCATGCCGAGCTGCTGGCCAGCCTGGAACATGACGCACACGCCGCTGGTGTCGCTGCCGGTGCCCGCGCTGAGTGCGAGCGCATCCAGGCGGTGGAAGCCGCCGCACTGCCCGGACACGAAGAGCTGATTGCCACGCTCAAGTTCGACGGCAAAACCACCGGCGCCGAAGCAGCGGCGCAGGTTATCGGCGCCGAAAAAACCAAACGCGCCGGTGCTCTGGCCGACATTCGTGCCCAGGCGCCTGCGCCGGTGCCCAATGCGCTGACGCCACCTGCAGCCCCTGAGGCTGTGAAGGAGGATCCAGAGGCGCCGCTGGAGGAGCGTGCCAAGGCGACTTGGGACAGCGACAAGGAGCTGCGCGCCGAGTTTGGCACCTTCGAGGCCTATCACGGCTACCGCAAGGCCACCGAGCGAGGTCTGGTCAAGGTCCTGAAAAAGTAAACACCGGGTAATTCCGCACCATCTTTAAGCAACTAAATTTCTTGGCTTTGGAGAATCCTATGCCTCTCACTCTCGATACCCCCCGCGCTTATGAGATCGGGGAAATTAACGATTTGTCCGTTGCGGCCGGCGTGCAGATTTTCGAAGGCTCGGCGGTTGGCATTGTTGCGGCCAACGGACTCGCACGTCCCCTGGCGGCAGGTGACCTGTTCGTGGGCTTCGCCGATCGCGGTGTCGACAATCGAATCGGTGCCGCTGCTGCAGCGCGCGTGCGTCTTCGCGAACTGGGCAAAGTTGAACTGCCCGTCACTGCGCTGGCGATCACCGACATCGGCAAACCGGTGTATGCCAGCGACAGCGGCACGTTTCTGCTCACCGCCGCCGGTAACAGCCTGATCGGGCATGTTCACCGTTTCGTGCGCACCGGCGTCGGCATCGTCAAGTTCACCGCCCAGGCCATCCCCATAGCGGCCTGACGCATCACTCAACCCGTTTTTTCAAACTTTTCTCTGACCGTATCCTTCTTCAGGAGAATCACCCATGGGTGCTGAAGTACTTTCCAGCCGTGCCATCATCGGCATGTTTTACGAACTGCTCGAGCAGAATGTGGGGTCGAACTGGATCGACGCCGTGTCCAACCTGTTTGACTCCGACCAGGCCAAAGAAACCTATCCGTGGATCGGCATGGTGCCGACCTTGCGTGAGTGGATTGGTGGTCGCCACGCCAAGGGTTTTATCAGCGCTGATCTCGAAATCGAAAACCTGCATTTTGAGGCCACCCTCGAAGTGCTGGTCACCGAGCTGCGCCGCGATAAAACCGGACAGTTGCGCATCCGCCTGGGCGAGCTGGCCGACCGCACCAACGCGCACTGGGCGCGACTGCTGTCGGTGCTGCTGCTCAACGGTGAAAGCCAGACCTGTTATGACGGCCAGTACTTCTTCGATACCGACCACGAAGAAGGCCAGAGCGGCGTGCAGTCCAACAAGATCACAACCAGTCTTGCCAGTTTGACGGCGGGGACTTCCGGTACCCCAACCCGGCCGAGTGTCGAAGAGTTTCAGCAGGCCGTCGCCAAATCCATCACCCAACTGACCAGCCTGAAGGATGATCAGGGCGAACCCATCAACGAGCTGGCCCGCGAGTTCCTGGTGATGGTGCCGTTCAACCTGCTGAGCGTTGCGCAGACGGCGCTCAGCGTGCCGCGTGGCACCAACATCAATGAGATTGTCATGCCGGACAACGTGGTGGTTCGCGTGGTGGGCAACGTGCGCCTCAACGCCTGGCAGGACAAGTTCGTGACCTTCCGCACGGACGGTCGTTTGAAAGCGTTCATCCGGCAACAGGAAACCGACGTGGCCATGAAAGCCAAGGCCGAGGGCTCGGAGTACGAGTTCGACAACGATGCTCATCAGTACGGCGTCGACACCTGGCGCAACGTGGGTTTTGGGCGCTGGCAGTACGCCGTTCTTAACCAACTGGTGGCCTAAGCCTTTCGGCCTGACACCTCACTGAGGGCATTGATATGCCGAAATACCGCGTGGAACAGACGATCACCCTTTATGGGGGGGAACTGATCCTGAATGCGGCCCAGGCCAGTGCGCGTGCGCATAACCTGGAGCCGGTCGAAAACAAGAAGGGTCGCTACACCATCGTGTCGCCCGTTCAGTTCAAAGCCGGGGAAGTGATTGTGATCCCCGGCGAGCCGGACAAGGCGTTGGGGCAGCGGTTGACGAAACTGGACAAGGTCGCAGGAGAGCGTAATGCCGAATAAATCCTACACGGTGCTATCCGGCTCGTTTCGCGGGCCAGATGACAAACTGACCGGGGCAGGGGGCGTGATCGAGTTGCCTGATGACGTGGCCCAACGCTTTCGCCACCAGTTGGAAGTGCTGGCGGTCGAGCCTGTGCCGGCACCTTCCGCTGCAGCTGAGGGCGGACGCAAGCCCGTCAAGGTGAGCCCTGATGCTTGACGAAGATCTCAGGGGCTTCCTTGAGGACTTCGACGTTGGTGGGATGGTAGATGGTCAGCCGTTTCTGGCCGCGCGGGATATGCCTGACGAAATCCACGGCATGGGCGGCACCAACAGCCAGTCGACCGGCTACGAGATCCTGGTCATCACCGCCGAGGCCGAGCGCCTGGGCATCGACAATCCCAAACTGATCACCGTCGGCGGCGTGAATTTCCGCGTCCGTGACCGCCGGATGATCGATGACGGCGCCTTTAGCCTAGCCTCCCTCACCAAGGTTTAACCCTCATGCCCTCGATTCAAGAACGCATCGTCGCAAAGGCGCAGGCGCTGATTCTGGGCGCCGGTACGTTGGCGGCAGACCGGGTGTATCGGAGTCGCACTGAGGCGATCAGACGGGACATGACGCCGGCGATCGTGCTGCGTCCTGACCTAGAAACCTGTGAGCGCGAAAGCGCTGCATTGGATCGCAACCAGTTCGAGCTGACGGTGGAAATCATCGCCCGGGAGGACACGGTCACAGGTGCTGCCTGGGATCAGGTGGCTGACTTGGTCAAGGTGGCCGTACATGCGGTCTTGATGGCAGAGGACGCCTTTGAAGAGGCGAATCGGGTGCAGCGCTTCTATATCGACTGGATCGAGGACGAAGGCGACAACACCGCCGGCAACTGCATGGTGCGTTACCGCTTCACCTACCTGTGCAATACCGGCGACCTGACGGCCGGACCTACCTTTTACTGAGGAACACATTATGCAAATCGCATTCGGCAGCGGGTTGTTTTACGCGACTCCGCTGATGGACGCCTATGGCAATGCCATTTCCGCACCGACCCCCATCCTGTTGGGCATCATGCAAGAAGCATCGGTGGACCTGTCGTTTGATTCCAAGGAATTGTTCGGCAGCGAGCAGTTTGCGGTCGACGCGGCACGGGGCCAGGGCAAGCTGACGGGCAAGGCCAAGTCCGCCCAGATCAGCCTGCTGCAGTGGAATCAACTGGTGTTCGGGCAGACCCTGACCACTGGACAGGTCTTAGTTCATCACTCCACGGAGCCCACAGTGGTGCCGGCAGGGGCCACCATCACCGTGGAACCTCCAGCGGGCGGGACGCTCTCAGGCGATCTTGGGGTACGGGGCTCCGGTGCAATACCTTATGTACGTGTACTGAGCGCGCCGACAGTTGGGCAGTACACCTTTGATGCCGCCACGGGGGAATATGCATTTGCCGCTGCAGACGTGGCCAAGTCGGTGTTCATTGATTACCGCTACACCGTTACGACAGGTAAAAGCCTGTCGGTGAAAAACCTGCCCATGGGTGACATGCCGGTATTTCAGGGCGAGCTCGTCCTGAAATACAAGGGCAAGACTGTGTACGTGCGCGTGCCGAACTTTGTCAGCAACAAGCTGGGGATCGCCACCAAACAGGACGACTACACCATTCCGGACTTTGAATTCACCGGCTACGCGGATGAGTTCGGCGAGGTGTGCTACTGGAGTGCCAACGAATGACGGTCGTGAATGTCCCCGGCGTTTCGTTCCCGTTTCCAGGGAAAACTCTCGTCATCCCACCCCTTGCGCTGGGGGATCTGGAGCAACTGCTGGAGCGGATCAACGCGGTGATGGCCGGCAACATGGACCGGGACAGTATCGCAACGGTGATCGATGCCACGCACGCGGCATTGCGTCGGAACTATCCCGACATCGAGCGGGCAGAAGTGGCAGCGCTGCTGGATCTTCGCAACATGCGTGAAGCGTTGGATGCTGTTATGAGTGCCTCGGGCTTGGAGGTCACCGAGTCGGCGCCGGGGGAAGGACCGGCCCCTTCGACTGGGGCCAACTCTACGCTCACTTGATTGCGTGTACCGGGCAGAGTCCGGCCATGTTGCGACGAGACTGGGACATGGTCATGGTGGGCCATATGACCGACTACTGGCGCACTCACCCACCGGTACATGTCTTAGTCGCGGGGTATATGGGTTACAAGCCGCCTCAGGACGTCACTGATGCCCCAGATCTGGCGCGCGACTTGGCAACGATTGCCACAGACCTAAGGGATGATTTGCCAGATCATTTGCGCAGTGGTCTGGATGCATTCCTCGGAAAGGCTTAGGCAAGGATCGCCGATCCTCTGGACGCCAAGCCACTCGAACGTAGTTTGCTGGAGACTGCAGACCAAGTCTTTCAATCTTGGAGCACATTTTTCAATAAAACAAAATAGCTTACATGAGCTATTGTCTTTTAATTTTTCGTAATTTAGCTTTAACGCTACTTTTTCAATGAGGAGAGTTTGCCAAGTAAGTGAGTGTGTTAGGACGCGGCTAAACAATCTGCGCGGTGCGTGCGTTAATCAAATTTTGATAACTGGACTTATCTATTATGCTAGACACTAAGATTATGCAAATGGTACTGACTGGCTCTCTGGTCTCTCTGTTAGCTGGTTGCGGCAGCATTGCATCCTCGATGGCAAAGGATAGTGATTTGCAAGAAAAAGCTGGTGTGGCTTTGAATACTTCACCAGACCGAATAAAAATCTTGGATCGCAGCACATCGCTTGACTCGGTTAAGTTTAGAGTGCAAAGCAGCAAGGGTATTTATAATTGCTATTACACTTCGGTCTATGGCGCTCTTGATTCTGATACTCTGTGTTCAGGTCCAGTTGATGGCGCGACAGCTGAGGACTCGAAGACAACGTCCACCAACTGTAATGCCTTGACCAAAGCCGCCGGACGTTGCAAGTGATTTCAATATCTCGCGTTTTTATTCCGGTTGCCTTTATGGCAGCCGGCATTTCCGTGTTAGCTGGGTGTGTTCCGATCCAACCCATTGGACAATCCGGAGCGGGGCAAGGCTCGGGGTTGGATCGGGAAGTAGCCGAGCGCCGTAAGGTTGAGGATGAACTCTTCGCTAATGCGAAATTAGCGGGTAAAGTTGTCCTGGTAGTCCCTACCGCCAGCTTAGATAGCTTGAACGTCGACTTTAAAAACAATGACTCAACGATGGATTTTTTAAAGTTACGTTCGGCAGTAACTGAATGGACTAATACGCGTGCTTCCTCCTCCGTTTTTAAAGTAGGGTACGATACACTTTCCGAGAATATAGGTACCGAACAAGGCTCTTATTTTCAGGTGGTTTTTGGTCGTACATTGTATAAGATCTATTTGATAAACCCAGGTCACTATTCTATTACAGGTCTTAGCTACGATTTACCAAGGACGCCAGCCTATGAGACTCCCGGTGAACGTGGATTTCGCCCTTCAGCCTTGGGTTACGTTACGTTCGAACCTAAGAGCTTCAGGGAATATGATCGTGGTCAGAAGTGGGAAGACGCTACTTATAGAACGGAGACGGTCGAACAATCAGTTTGCACTCAAGTTCGCGTTGTAAATGGCGAGTGTACTTATGTTGATAAACAGACTTATGACGTAAAACGACAAACGGGCGCTGCTGGCTGGCGAGAGAGTATCCAACAGCGGAACGTTGAGGGCAGGACAGTTACCGCTCATTTGACCAAAGAGTTTGCAACTTTTGATGTGGCTGCGGGTGAAGTAGTGTTGATTGATGGGTTCTTTCCGGATCCGCCAAGTATTAATTATGAGCCTGGAAGCTGTAAGCAAACTCAGCAAAGCCAAATGCGCTGTGAACTAAAGCAAGTCAAGATGGTGAAAATACTCGGTGAGGTCAATCAGGTTCTGCATGCCCAAAATCCTGCGGACTACGGTTTTCCGAAAATGGCGGAGGTGCTCAAACAACTTACCTACCGTCCTATCAAAGTGCAGGCTCAGAAAACACCTGGACAATCATCTTGGGGGCCAACCTATTTGCTAAAATCTGATTGACATGTCTGGCTGGGATGCTTGTATCGGCCGTTTAAAAGAAGGCCCGGAAGGTTTCTATGAATATATGGGAATTTTCCGCGAGAAGTAGATTTTAGTGTTTAAGTGAAACTCCGCCCCGGCGGAGTTTTTTGTTTTCTGTGATGTGAGATTTTGGCATGGACAGGAATATCGCATACCAGTTCACGGCCGGAACCCAGGGTTTTGACCGTGCAGTTGAAAGTATCGAAAGCAACATGCGCGAAGCGCGCACGACATTTAGCCGCGAGCTGAGGGCGATCAATACCGAGATGGTCGGCAGTCAAACCCGGCTCGCTCGTTTTGGTCCGGCAGTGAATGAAGCGTTCTCCGGCGTCAGCGCCATCATGCGTTCGGGCCTCGGTGGTGTGGCGGCTGGCATCGCGGGTGTGTTTGGTCTGGGTGCTTTCAAGCTGGGCCAGATCGTTAGCGATAGCAAGGACGCGGCGATCCAACAGGAGGCTGCTTATCGTGGCCTGGAAGCGGTGGCCAATCATGCCGGTGTCGGTATTGGCCGGGCCATGGATGAGGCCAACAAGCTCGCCTCTGACGGCTTGCTCAGCGTCGGTGACGCAGCCAAAGCACTGCAAAACCTGCTCAGCCGTGGTTACAACGTTGACCAGGCAGTGGCGGTGATCAACCGCCTAAAAGACGCTGCAGCGTTCAACCGGCAGGCCAATCTCAGCATGTCGGAAGCTGTGGTGTCGGCCACCGAAGGCTTGAAAAACGAAAACTCGGTGCTGGTGGATAACGCCGGTGTCACGAAAAACGTCGCCAAAATTTGGGACGAGTACGCCAAGAGCATCGGCAGCAGTCGTGACAAGTTGTCGGACTCGCAAAAGATCACGGCCGAATACAACGGCATCATGAAAGAAACCGAGGCTCAGGTCGGCAACGCCGCCAAAGCGGCCGATGGGTTGACTGGGAGCCAGGCCGAGCTCGACTCCAAAAGTAACCAGCTGCAGGTCACCATCGGTACCATCCTTGAGCCTGTCTTCATCAGCCTGAATAAGCGTCTGTCTGAAACCGCCAGTTGGTTCAACAACCTATTGAAAGGTATGACCGGCGTAGGCCTTACCGTTGATGAGGTGGCGGCGAACGTCGCGCGCTACGAAGCGATGTTAGGGACAGTTATCGCCGGCCCGCGCGGTGGGGGTGGCAAGGCCCAGCTGGAAGCCACGCTGGTCGAAGAGCGCCTGCTGCTGGAAAACATGCAGTTGGTGTCCAATAAGCTGGAAGAAGTCGACGCGGGTATGCGCTCCCGTTCAGCTCGCATTGAAGAGCAGCGACGCAAAGTGGCGGAGATGGCCGCGAGCGGCGATACAGCCCTGACCAAAGCACCACAGCAGGGTAGGACAAGTCCGACCGCTTACGGCGTTGAAGTCGCCCGGTTGACCAAGCTGGAGCAGGCATACGCTGCAGCCGTCGAGCATCGGAAAAAAATAGTTGAGTCCACAACTCCCCCTAAAAAAGCGGATGACCCGGTAAGTGCGCCGACGAAGGCCACGTCACGGGTCAGTGAGTGGGCAGAAGCATTGGACGCGCAGAAGGTCGCTCACGCACAGCAGCAGGCCGAACAGGGCACCTTCCTGCAGTTCTCCCAGCAGCAGGAAATGCAGTACTGGCAGGGCATTCTCAAGCGCACGGATTTGAGCGCGGCCGAACGTTTGAGCGTTCAGCGCAATTACCTGGCATCACTGAATGCGTTGCGCCGGCAGGACGAAGGTCAAGCCTTTGCCGATCTGCAGGCCCAGGCACAGCAGTACCGCAACAACATGGACGCGCGTCTGCAGATCGCTCAGCAGACATTAGAGCGCAGCCGGCAACTCTACGGCCAGGACAGCCAGGAATACCGCAAGGCTGCGGCAGAGGTGGTCGCTGTCGCGCGCGAAAAGCAGCAGCAAATCACCAACATGAAACAGCAGCAGCTGGCTGCCGATCAGCAGGCGCGGCTTACCGATGTTGCGCATGCCGAGCAGATGGCCCAGCTGGATCTGCAAGCCAACCTGATCACCCAAGGCCAGCTGCTGCAGGCCCAGGCCGAGTTCGAAAAGCAGCGGTATGCGATCGAAGCTCAGGCATTGGCCGAGCGTAAGGCGCTGCTGGAGCAGGATCCTGACCGCAACCCGGTCGCGCTGCAGCAGGTCCAGCAGCAGATCCTGGCGCTGGAGCAAACGCACCGCAACAGCATGGCGGTGATTGGCAGGCAGCAAACATTCGAGTCGCAAAGCAACTGGACGGGCATGGTCGACAGTCTGCGCACCAGTTGGTCGAGCGGGCTTACCGGCATCATCAGCGGCACCATGAGCACCCAGGGCCTGTTGCGCGGGATCTTCACCAGCATCGGCACCGCGTTCGTTGAGAACATGGTCACCAAGCCGTTGATGGCCTGGATGTTCGGTGAGACGGCTAAAACTGGCGCGACCGTAGTGGGTGTAGGCGCTCGAACGGCTGCAGAGGCAGGCGGTGCGGCCATGTCCGTAGCGATCTGGGGCGCAGCCACGATCAAAAACATCATTGCCAGCGCCTGGCAGGCCATGGCCGGTGCCTTTGCAGCCATGTCGGCCATTCCGATCATTGGCCCTGTCCTGGGCGCGGCGGCGGCAGTCGCCGCCGGTGCGTTCGTATTTGGCCTGGTGAAAAACGTTGCTTCGGCCGAGGGCGGCTATGACATCCCTGCCGGTACTAACCCCATGACACAACTCCACGAGCAGGAAATGGTGCTGCCTAAGCAATACGCCAATGTTATTCGCCAGGCAGCTAATGGGGAAGGGCAGTTAGGCGGTTCTGGCAACAGCTATCACTACCACGACAGCAGCGGCCGGATGTCTCCCGCTGATATTCGGCGTGGTGCCCGGGTGCTGGCTGAGGAAATGCAAAAAATGCGGCGCAACGGCGCCATCAAAACTTAGGGGGGCGAGATGTCGTTAGGACCTTTTTGGCCAGCGCGCTGGATCGCCAGTTACCCCGATATGGGCGCGGCGGCGGAAGGTGTTCTGCCGCGCCTGCCCGGGCAAACCCTGCTTTCAAAAAAAGCACCTGAGTGGAGTACCGGAGTGCAGAAAGCTGCCAGTGGTCGACGCCGGACAACGGCGTACTACCCGGCGCCGCTGTGGTCTTTCCAGCTGAGTTACAACGCCGTGCGCAAGCGCCCTGGGTTGGATGAGTGGTCGAGGCTGATTGAGTTTTTTAACCAGCGCAAAGGGCAATTCGGCGAGTTCCTGTTCTTTGACCGCAGTGATCACCTGGTAACGCTTCAGCGCTTCGGCACCGGGGACGGCACCACGCGAACATTCCAGCTTTCCCGGGAGATCGGTCACTGGGTGGAGCCGGTGTACGGGGTCGTCAATGTGGACGTCGTCACTGTCAGTGGTGCTCCTACTTCAGCCTTCACTGTGGATGAGCTGGGGCGCATCACCTTTACGGTGGCCCCTCCGATTGACGCGGCGCTGGTGTGGAGTGGGGCGTTTTATTTTCGCTGTGCTTTCGAGGCCGATTCGCTCGACGGGGCTCAGCCTTATCGCGCGATTTGGGAGCTCAAAAACATCGCGTTCACGAGTATCAAGCCATGATCGATGCCACACCTGAACTGAAATCATTTCTGGCCACGGCGCGCAGTTTCGTCATGGCGGATCTGTACACGATTGCCCTGGCCAGCGGCCAGGTGCTGCGTTACACCGATGCGGGTTTGCAGATCTTCTACGCCGGACAGAACTACTCGGCCAGCGGGCCTCTGATCAAGCGCACCGGCGTACGTGCGGTGCGCGGGATTGAGGTCGACACGTTGAACGTGACCTTTACCGCCGGCATGGACGACACCGTGTTCGGCGAGCCCTTGCTGCCATTCATTGCCGGCGGCGGTTTTGACGGGGCCACCCTGAACCTTGTCCGAGCGTTTATGGCGGACTGGCGGTCGCCCGTGGTGGGCACGGTCACTCGTTTTATCGGGCGAGTCGCGGAGGTGGATCCTGCCGACCGCGAGCAGGCGACGGTGACAGTAAAGTCGCCGATCGAGCTGCTGGATACCAAGGTGCCCCGGGGCGTTTATCAGCCCTCGTGCCTGCGCACGGTGTACAGCGCCGATTGCGGGGTGAACCGTGCCCTATTTGAAACCGTGGGTGTGGTCCAGGGCGGCAGCACGGCCCTGCGTGTGAACTCCAATGTGCCCGCCACCCAGGGCTGGTTCGACCAGGGCGTGATTCGTTTTGTGAACGGTGCCAATGCAGGTGTGACAAGAACCGTACGCCGATTCACTGCCGATGGCGCCGTGACGATGATCCTGGGGCTGCCAGGCGTGCCAGTGGCAGGTGATCAGTTTCTGATTTACCCGGGTTGCCCACGGACGCTGGATGCCTGCACCAACAAATTCGGCAACCGAGCGCGGTACCGGGGGATGCCGTTCATTCCCGTCGCGGAGACATCGGTATGAGCCCGTTCGAAGTGCTGCAGCGTGATGCCGTGGTCGCGCAGGCTGAGCGCTGGTTGCGCACGCCGTACCAGCACCGGCAGCACCTGCTCGGCGTCGGCGTCGATTGCGCCTGGTTGCTGATTGAGGTGTATCACGCCGCCGGTTTGATTCCCTCGATCGATCCCGGGGCGTATGCCCAGGACTGGCACCTGCACCGCAGCGAGGAACGCTACCTGGGTTGGCTGGAGTTGTACGGCCGGCAGATCGACGTCCCACAGCGTGGCGATGTCGCGGTCTGGAAATTCGGCCGGACCTTCAGCCACGGCGCGGTGGTGGTCGATGAGCATCGCATCATTCACGCCTATCGGGACATCGGCGTCGAGTTTGCAGATATGCGCGAGGAGCGGCTCTCCAGCCACACCGTGCGTTATTACACACTTAACCGATATGGAGTCAGCGATGGGGGGCAGCAGTAGTACCATTTCCAACAGCGCAACGCGCATCAACGCGCTGCAGATCCAGAGCAGTGCGAGTGGCAAGCCGATCGCCTGGATCGCAGGCCGCAATCGCGTCAGTCCTAATCTCATTTATTACAGTGACTTCGAAGCGGTCGCCAAAACCACGACGAAAAAGTCGGGAGGTAAAGGCGGGGGCGGGGCTACTCAAAAAGACACGACCTATACCTATTATGCGGCGCTGATCCTTGCGGTCGGGCGTGGGCCGCTGGGTGCCATTCACCGTGTCTTCCGCGACAAGGAAGTATTCACATCGCTTGCTCAAGTGGGTTTGAACTACGCCAATGGCACTCATGATCAGACCGTGTGGGGTTTTCTTCAAACTCGCCACCCTGCCGAAGCGATTGCCTATTCCGATACGGCCTACGTGTTTTCCAGCAGGTACCTGCTAAACGATAACGCCGGCGTCCAGAATCATACCTTTGAGGTGGACGGGCGTTATCAAGTGCCCGGGCTGCCGGATGCCAACCCGGGCGATTTCCTGCCCGGGCTGTTGCTCGATCCATTGGACGGTATCGGTTTTACCCCGGCATGGGTCGCGGATATGTCGAACTACCGCAACTATTGCTTGGCGGAAAACTTACTCTTGAGTCCGGTACTCGACGAACAGTCGCCGGCGAATGAGGCGATCGCGCGCTGGTTGCAACTGACCAACAGTGAGCTGGTGTGGTCCGCCGGTCAACTCAAGGTGATCCCCTACGGCGACCAGGCCGTCACCGGTAACGGCGTGACGTGGTTTCCGAACATCACGCCGGTGGCGGATCTGACCGATGACGATTTTCTTTCTGAGGACGGTGAGCCTCCGGTCTCGCTCAAGATCAAGAGCCAGGCCGACAGCTACAATGAAGTGTCGCTGGAGATCCTTGATCGTGATCACGAGTACAACACCGACGTGGTGCGTGCGCCTGATCAGGCTGCCATTGAGCAGTTTGGCTCCAAGCCGATGGACACCATCAAAGCGTACGAGATCTGCAATATCGCCATTGGAGCCCATGCGGCGCAGTTGTTGGTGCAACGCAAGCTGTATGTGCGCAATGAATACGAGTTCTCCCTCGGCTGGCAGCATGTGCTCCTCGAACCTATGGACCTGGTGACGATCACTGAGCCTGGCTTGAACCTGCATCAACGCCTGGTCCGGTTGATTTCGGTTGAGGAGGACGAACTGGGTAAGTTGGCGATCGTGGCCGAGGATGCGTTGCTGGGTGTCGGCAGTGCCCCGAATTACCCGGTGCAGAGTAAGAGCGGTTATCAGGGCAATCAGAACGTCGCGCCTGGTCCTGTCCTGGCGCCCATCATGTTCAATCCACCCGAGAGCTTGCTGCCCGCCGGCACATTGCAGATCTGGGGCGGTGTTGCCGGTGTGGGTGAGGCCTGGGGCGGTTGTGAGATCTGGATCAGCGCTGATGGCGACAGCTATCGGTTAGCGGAGACGATTTACGGCAGGGCGCGCATGGGTCAGCTGACCGCAACGCTCGCATCCGGAGGCGACCCCGATACGGTCAACACCTTGTCGGTACAACTGGCAGCGGCGACCGAGCTGGCAGCGGCCACGACCGCCGAAGCGGACAGTGGCGCCACGCTGTGTTGGGTGGCCGGTGAGTTGCTGAGTTACCGAGACGCGGTACTCACGGGCGTCGGAGGCTATGAGCTGAGTTATCTGAGACGCGGACGTCTGAGCACGGCCATCTCCAGTCACTCGGCCGGTTCACCCTTTGTGCGGTTGGATGATGCGGTCTGGAAGTACAGCTACACGTCCGACCAGGTCGGCAAGACTGTCTGGGTCAAGTTCCGCTCATTTAACGTGTTTGGTCGAGCGCTTGAGGATCTGGCGGATGTCACTGCCTACAGCGTCACGTTGTCGCCGGCTCGGGTAGCGCCTGATACCGCGCAAAACCTCGCCCTGGTGGGTGCCTTCGAGGCGCCGTACTTCACCGTCAGCTGGGTGGCCGGTGCTCGTGCCGAGGATCGCTTGGTACGTGTTCGTCACGCGGGCAGTAATGCCCTCCTGCGAGAGGTGGCGACCACCAGCACGGCATTCACGTACCAACGTGAAGATGCGCTGGTGGATGGTGCGCTCATTCGCAGCTATCGGGTGGAGGTCATCGAGCGCAACGCTGCAGGCCAGGCACAGTTGGTGTCGTTGTTGGTCACCAATACGGCGCCGGCGCCCGTTACGGGAACCGCCGCCACGGTCACTGGCACCACCACCGCGGATGTCAGTTGCGCGGCCAGTGCAGCTGCAGACACGGCGGGCTATGTGTTTGTGTATTCGACAGAGGAAGACTTTGATCCGGCAACTGCAGGAACGGTCGGCTATCAAGGCGTATCACGCACCGGGCAGATCACGGGACTGACGCCAGACACCACGTATTACCTCTGCGCTGCAGCGTACGACACCTGGAGCAGTGTACGCAGTCAACTCAACTTCGCCCCGGCGATCACCTTCAACACCTGATAGAGACTCATCATGCAACCTATTCAATTCTTTGCCGCAAGGGCTGAAGACGGCGTGCTATTGCCCGGAGCAACGGTGAGTGTGCTTGTCTCCGGGAGTGAGACGTTGGCGCCGCTGTTTTCCGATGCGGCGGCGACCGTGGTTCTAGCCAACCCCATGCATGCCGATGCCAGTGCGCGGGTGTTCTTCTACACCACAGCGGCCCGCATCGATATTCAGATCGGTTATGCGGGGTACCGAGCGCCGCTGCTGCAGGGCATAGGTACCAGTGATCCGGTGGATATGATCAATGCGGAAATTGATCGTCTCAACCGCGATATGGTCGATGGAAAAGTGCATGCCACTGTCGCTGCAGGTCTCCTAGCGACGGTCGACGGCCAGTCTTTTTACGTCGAACCCACCTCGCCAGATATATCGCGCAGTCTGTATGTGCGGGTCAGTGCAACGGAGGCCAGGCACGTCTCCGATGACCCGTCGGTGGGTTACATCGCAGAGATAGACGTGCGCACCTCGGCAGTTGAGAGCGGCACGTTTAACGGCTTGGAGCTACGGTTTGTTCGACTGGCCGTAGAGTCCGGTTACACCTGGGCGCTGGTCGACTCGGTTGGACGCATGGCGTTGGGGTGCCGGGTGGATGGTTCACTCGTGGGTAAGTTCATGCTGCGCGACGGCACCGTCGATCGCAGCACGCTGAAGCTCGACCTCGACGGATTCATCGCCAAGGCGTTGGACCCTCAGTCGGGATACGCGTGGGCAGTGATCGATACCCTGGGCCGGATTGGTCTGGCTCTTCGAGTGGACGGTACCGTTACCGGGAAATTCTTGCTCGGCACCGGTGCCGTACCTCGCAAAGCGCTGGGGGCCGATCTGTCGGGCTTCATTGCGGTTCAACTGAGCCCAGAGTCCGGCTATGTCTGGGCCGTTGTTGATGCGGTTGGCCGCATTGCGCTGGGCATCACCACAGCCGGCAAAACGGTGGGGAATTTTGATATTCATATCCCCGATGTCACAGGGATCGAGTACCTCAAACCGGTTCACGACCTGCTGTGTGTAGGGGATTCCCTGACAGCCAATAGCAGCCAGGTCACCTGGCGGGAGCAACTGGCGCCACTGATCAGTGCTCGGACCATTGTGAATGGCGGCATTGGCGGCCAGACGTCTCGCCAGATCGCCGCGCGCTTCGGTGCTGGTACCGCACTGCTGACCGTCACTGACAACCAGATCCCGGCCTCGGGTTCGGTGACAGTCACGGCGTTGAGCACCTTGTTGCTGTCCACGCCCGCGACCAATTCGGGGACCTACACGTTGCCAGGTACCTTGGGCGGCATCCATGGGACGCTGACGTGCACGCACAGTGAGACAGGGGACTCGTCTGACGTTTACACGTTTGCTCGGGATACCGCCGGAGACGCCCGATACAGCGCGCCCAAGTCGCCGTTCGTACCCGACGTGCCCGGCGACGGGTTTTACACAGAGATTATCTGGATGGGCCGCAACAACCTCGACAACATCGAGCAGATCAAGGCCGACATTCGAGCCATGGTGGGTGTGCAGAAAACCGTTGAAAAACGCTACCTGATTATCACGCCGCCGCTTGGCGGCAACTCGACACCGGGTACTTCAACAGGGGAGGGTGTTGGTACCGCCACCTACAACAATTGTGTCGCCCTGGAGGATTGGGCCACCGCCGAGTACGGCGATCGCGTGATCAAGATCCGCGAGTGGCTCATGCAGTTCAACGACGGCAGCGCCGACGATCTGGACGACGTGGCCAAGGGCGTGGTTCCGCGTTCACTGCGGCTGGACATCATTCACAACACCACGATCAGCAACGGGCATATCGCCCGTCGCATCGCCTACGAAATTAACCGGAGGTCCTGGTAATGGCCGGACAAAAAACCGTACTGGATGGCATCACCTTTACCGATACGACGTTGCCCATTCTGCGCTCCGATGCGTTGCTGAGTGCGGGGTCGCTGTATTTGTTCGACTTGGGGCATAGCTTGGGTGGTGTGAGCGGAGTGCCGGCAGCTGGAGCCTCCATTCCCAACATCGCTTACGCCGAAGCGGCAGCGGTGCTTGGTGCGGGTACCGAGAGCAGCTTGGCCGGGGTGTTCAGCAGCAACGCGGTCGCGGCCGACGCATTGTTTGAGCGAACGCCCAGGAAGGGCCTGCACGCCATTTACAGCCAAGTGAACAACACAGTGAGCGGTCATGGCTCACAGATCAATGTCGCAACAGCGATCCGTGACTACATCATCGCGAACAAAACCCACCTGTTCTATTTTTCGGTATGGGCACATCGCACACGTGCTGCGCTCTCTACGGGGCATCGATACATGGAGATCGGTAGCGGCGGTAACTTCCTGGGGTACATGAGTGGCGCCGGAAACACCGGCAAGGCTTCCGGGCTTTACAACGTCGTCGGCGGTGCTAACGCCGTGGCCAACCGGTACTCCTCGATGCGAGCGTCTGCGGGGAGTGGTGATACGGTTGCGGCAGCGGCCGGGAGCATTATTTTCGGTAATGGCGGATCTGGTTCCGCGCTGACCAATCAATGCCCCTCGGACATTTTCTATCGCGGCTACTGCGAGGATCTGACCGTGTCGGGGCGAACCTACGCTGACGTCGACGCCCTCGACAAGGCGTTATGGGATGCCGCTTTCGCTGCAGGTGGCCGGTTTGCTGGAGACACTTTCACCGCACCGTCGACTTTCCCATAGCTGGCCAGGTAAACCTATAAGCCCGCCGCAACTCATGGTTTGCGGCGGAAGCGGAATTTTTCCCAACCGTTTTTGAACCTGAAAGTTCCGGTGTCTCCTCTGAGAGCGTAAAGGCTTGCTCTGTACCAAGCATTGAATCGAGAGAATCCAAGACGTCTGATTTTTTTGTAGACCCAAACCCATCCGTGGTGATTGGTAGTTTTGGTGGGTCTCAACACCATTGACGCGTTCCTTGTAGGGTTAATTTGGCGCAGATGATAGCGATGTGCCCTGCCGCCAAGGCTGTCAATTAATAACGGGATGGAACTTCTTATCACGACGAGCTTCCTGGCCTCATTCGTTTGAATACAGCACCGTTTAAAACAAACTCAACAGAGATCATTTCACCTCTAATCCCCGCCGTTGTGCGGGTTTTTTTCGTCTGGAGAAAAGGCTATGGCACGACTCTCAACCACTCAAGCGGGCAGCCGCAATGCGTTGGCCTTCCTCGACATGCTCGCTTTCTCCGAGGGGACCAGCACATCGCCAGCCACTGCCCTGGATGGCTACGACGTCATTGTGACGGGCATCGACAGGAAGCCTGAGATTTTCACGGATTTCAGTGATCACCCGTTCGCAAAGGGACGCCGCTCGAAGGTCATCAACAGCAAGGGCCTGACATCTAATGCCTCGGGCCGATACCAGCAAATGCTGAAGGACTGGCCGTATTACCAAACGTTGCTGGCCCTGCCTGACTTCAGTCCGATCAGCCAGGATCTGCTTGCTCTGCAACACATCCGCGAATGCCGCGCGTTACCGGACGTGCATTCAGGCCGGGTCGAAACCGCCGTCGAAAAGTGCCGAAATATTTGGGCAAGCCTGCCTGGTGCAGGGTATGGCCAGCGTGAACACCGGCTTGCCGATTTGATCCAGCAGTACCGCCTGGCGGGTGGAGCACTGTCATGACGGCATTACGGAAAGTGTCACGCTGTCTGGCCCAGGCCGAGGAGGGCCGTCTGTATTTCTCGTGCCCTGGCTGTGACATCGCCCATGGTGTATCGCATGGAAATGGCCTCGGGCCACGGTGGGGGTGGAATGGCAATGTGGAGGCGCCGACGTTCACGCCGAGCATTCTGGTCCGATACACCTGGTCGGACGGCCCGAGGGTTTGCCATTCGTTCGTGACCGGTGGGCGTATACAGTTTCTTGATGACTGCACCCATCATCTGGCCGGGCGAACCGTCGATCTACCCGATTGGGAGGACGACCAATGCTGACCACACCACAGAAATTGGCAGTTTTGTTGATCGCTATGACCATTGCGTTCGGTGCGGCCTGGCAGGTCCAAACCTGGCGTTACGCGAGGCAGCTTGCGAGCCAGGCCGCGCTGCAGGCTGACGATCTAAACAATCTGACTCAGGCCGCGCTACGCCAGCAGCAGACCGAGCAGGACAAGCACCTGGCCACAGAGCAACAACTCGCTGTCTCCGATCAACTACGCACCCGAGAACTGTCCGATGCCAAACGTAATCAGGCTCTATTGCGTGACCGTCTTGCTACTGCTGATGTACGGCTGTCAGTCCTTCTCGACGCCAAGGACCCAGCCAGTGGCTGCAACGTGTTTGCCACCCCCAGCACCGTCGGCGTGGTTCATGCAGCCCGTCGAGCCAAACTTGACCCAGCGCATGCTCAACGAATTATCGGAATCACCGATGCCGGCGACCAAGGATTGATCGCCCTGCAAGCCTGCCAAACCTACGCACAAGAAGTTTCTAAACCGAAGTAAAAGGAGCGGCCGGGTAGGATGCGTCAACATCCAGCACGGCCACCTTTCCCGCAGAATTCCCCTGCAAGTCCAGCCAAGGCTCCTGCTTCGTGCACAAAGCGAAATGAGCCTAGCACTGTTTATTCATACAGCAAAGGTCTTGCTTTTATGTCCACCCCCATCATCCCTTGGATGGGCGGCAAACGCCGACTGGCCGACCGCCTTATCCCGCTCTTCCCACCCCATGAATGCTATGTCGAAGTGTTTGCCGGCGGCGCCGCGCTCTACTTCATGCGTCCTCAGGCTGCGCCGGTTGAAGTCCTTAATGACATCAACGGCGACCTGGTGACGCTGTATCGCGTGGTGCAGAACCACCTGGAAGAATTTGTGCGCCAGTTCAAATGGGCGCTTAGCTCCCGCCAGGTGTTCGAGTGGCAGAAGATGACCCGTCCTGAAACCCTGACCGATATCCAGCGCGCTGCCCGTTTTTTCTATCTGCAGCACCACGCCTTTGCCGGCAAGGTGACGGGGCAGACGTTTGGAACCGCAACCACTGGCCCTGCCATCAACCTGCTGCGGATTGAGGAAAACCTCTCGGCCGCTTGGCAGCGACTGTCCGGCACTTATGTCGAAAACCTCCCTTGGCTTGATTGCGCTGAACGGTATGACCGTGCGCATACCTTCCACTACATGGATCCACCTTATTGGCAGACGGCAGGCTATGGCGGGAATTTCCCCTTTGAAAATTACGAGCGGATGGCAAATTTTATGCGCAGCTGCAAGGGCAAGGTGATGGTCAGCATCAATGATCATCCCAGTATCAGAGAGGTGTTTCGGGGGTTCCATCATGAGAGACTGAGTATAAAGTACAGTAATTCAAACCATAGGCGATCATGCCAGGAGCCGAGTGGCGAGCTGATTATTATGAACTGGACCCCTGACACATGGGGTAGGCTTATCTGACAGAGATAACCGAGCAATGCCCCAAATCAAAAGGGCAGAAAATGTTTCTTGCCCTCCCTGCAGCAATTGACTACGTTAGGATTCGCATGGCAGGGACGAGGGCAACAGAGTCAATGAAGGCGGCTGATGTGTCACTAGAAAATCGCGAATATTGGCGGAACGAAAAGATCGCTTTCCTTACTCTATCTTCTTTGAAAGGAGTTGGGTTTTGGACTCTCTATAAGCTTGCAAAATCTGGTGTTAGTTTTAAAGAGGTTTTAAAGGATCCTGAAGGAAAACTTGTAGATAAAATTTACGATGGCTCCGATGGCGTAGTAAGTATTACCGAGCAACAAGATGCCCTATGGCAAAAAGGTCTCAGTTTAGCAAGAAGCCTTTTTGCGGATAATATCAGGTTAATATTCAAAGACGAGATAGGCTTTCCACCGAAATTGAGGAATATTCCGGATGCACCCTACTGGATTTTCGTACAAGGAGATTTAGCACCTCTTTTTTGTAAGTCTGTAGCGATTGTGGGTACTAGACAACCGAGCGATGACGGAGTATTCCTATCTAAATTGGTACTTGCAGCCCTAGTTAAGTTTAAGTGTGTAACTGTAAGTGGTCTTGCAATGGGGGTCGATCAATTGGCTCACCAAGGCTCGCTTCGATACGCTTTAAAAACTATCGCAGTACTAGGGACCGGCATTCTGGGTAACTATCCAAAAGGATCGGAGGAGTTAAGAAGGAGGATTTTGGATGGTGGAGGTACTATAGTTTCTGAATATTTACCACATCAGTCTTATAGCGCTGAAAACTTTATCCGCAGGAATAGGCTGCAGGCGGCATTATGCGACTTGTTAGTTCCTGTTGAATGGGGGATAAAAAGTGGAACTGCTCATACTGTAAGGTTTGCAGCCAAGTACGAAAAAGCTATTGTTAATCTTTATATGCCGCTTACGTACAATTCCAAACCAGAATTAAGCTATTCTGAGAGTCAATTTGGCGCGATATCACTTGAGATGCCCCGTGAGATATCGAGACTCGATGATTGTATTTATAACTATTTAAGTGAAGATCTGTTTTTTGATTCGGCAGACCACTCTCAAGATGTAAGTAGTGATGGCTTCGACTTATTTGATAAAGGCATGGTTCTGGCAGATTATAACGAGGGTGAGCAGGTAGTCGGTAGCGGCGAAAATAATGAAGAGTCAGCTGGCGATGATAAAAGAAATGTCGGTTCAGTTGATGGTGCGGGTTTGGAGAGCAAAGATATAGAAAGGTTGTCCGACAAAAAAAACGAAGGGGAGGGTAAGCAGTTTAAGTTAAAAATATAAAATTTAAATAATATGGTATTTGAAAAAGGATGAACAAGTGCTTATCTTAATGTCTTCTCCAAATTTTGTAATTCGCAATGGCCGAGTAGATCCTGAGTTGGTCAAGGTTATTGCAGACACCCGTGCAGCGAAAAATCCTGTCGGTTTTGTTTCTAATGGAGAAGAACCTGCGTGGTTTGCGGAGTCTTTCGCAAATACGGGCGTCCAATTTCTGCAATGTAAGGGACGTCAGAATGGAGAGGTTATTTCCAGAAATGCGATTAAATTTAAGCTTAATAGCTATGATGTAATCGTTTTGGCTGTAAAAGATGAAGATGTGCAAATGGGTAAGAATGGAGGTGCAGTGCTTGTCGCTGCGGGTTGGTCAACAGCGCAACAGGTACGTAATTTAGGTATACGTGTTGATGATTATAATCAACTCAGGGAAGTGATACAGCTTACCGAAAGCTGGAGGGGGGAGTGGTGGTACAAAGCAAAAGCTGATAATTATAATATTTTGGCGCTCGCCGATCTTTCTGAATATGGGAAAGATATAACTCAACAAGAGTTTGGAAAAAAACTCACGTCTACAGTAAAAAATGGTGGAGGGCGATTAAATGCTCTGCTAGCTGTTACTGCCCGCTCATTACTTATTGCAGGTATCGGGAGGACGGACAGCTTGATGTGGGGAGTGTATCCTTCCTCAAATAGTTCGAATAATGATAGTGAGGTTTTGAGCGACTTTACTCACCGCTTGCGAACTACTGTTTCGAGAGTTCACTTTTCAAAAAGAGGTCAACCTCTTTTTATTCGGCACACCGCTTCAGCAAAACGTTCAAAAGGAGGAGGGGGAGATCGGACCGACCCTTCCGAACAAGTTCAAACTATTCATCTAAATTCATTTTATAAAGGTAAGTTGAAAGGTAAAAATGTCATTGTTGTGGATGATTGTACAACATATGGTGTTTCTTTCGGTGTGGCAGCGGCATTTCTTATGGCAGCAGGGGCAGCGTCAGTCACGGGAATAGCTTTAGGGAAGTTTGGCAATCAACTAAGGCAGTATCAGATATCTATTAAGACGGATCCGTATATGCCTATATCGAAAGGTGGCTATTCGGTCGACTCTCAGGGGATAGTTAACGGAGTTGCAAATAAAGATACCCAGCAAAATCTTCTTGCTCTTATTCCTTGACACCCCCCTGCAATTCTTTTTGCTTTGTATGTTGGATGCTTTCTGAGGCCTAAGTGTTCGGCATTGTGGATGCTCGGTCTTTGTGTGTATTTAAAAAGGAAGGTCTTTGGAGTTCGCAAGGAGATATTCATTTTGATCTACGTATTCTAAACTTGTTATTAATGTTAGCGCATCGTCAGCCAATTTTTCTAGAGCTTGCGAGCTATTTTCTGTCGGTTCAAAGCTGAAGGTGTACTTGCCTTGATTGTCTTCCTCACTAACAATTTTTAGATTTTCGCATTGTTTGACTAGTTGTAGTACTTCTTTCCTGTCTGGCATAGAAGTGGCAAAAACAGAGAATAGTAAGTTCCTCCCATCGTCCAGCGTAGTTATAGATAATCTCTCGTGATCTTCGTTGGATTTTGGTTTGGCGTGCCATGAAATGTTCGCGTTCCAGAAGCCATCCCAAATTTCGTCCTGTGCGGCTGGAAGAAGCTTGTGTTGAGCTAAGCAACTGTAGATAGGTTCAACAGATAGAACAGCCATATATCCTAACTGCTCAGGCAGGCTATTCATAACGAGACTTTGAGTAATTACTCCTAGCGCAATTCCATCGCTTGTTATTACTACTCCTCCGCTAAAGCCTCCCCGAGGCATTGCGGAAACAATAAAGTGTACATGACGTGAGTGGCGTAGATCCATCAGGGCATTAACCTCTCCGCGCGCACCTATGAGAGTTGGTTGCCGCGCGAACGGAACAGGTGGGAAACCTAGTACAAGTACCTCGGTTAGTACAAAGTCATCTATGCCTAGCCAATCATCTAAGTGGTCGCCAAGTGGAATTGCTGGTGTATATGGATCTAGCCCTGATACTTTGAAAATTGCAATATCTATATCCTTGTCTTCATGAAAAAAAGGCCCCTTTGTAATCGTTAATGTTGAAGGGGTTATTGAATGTGCTTTGAACTGCGTTTTGCCTGATATGACTGTAACGTCGGATTTTTCAGCATCCTCTCCGCTAAGAGGGATATAGGATCTAGTTACTGTCGCTATATCAAGGATTTTGTTTCCATCGACTACGTGTCTTGCAGTTACGAAGACACCATCTCCAACATGGAATGCTGAACCTATACCCTCAGTGCCATCCGGTTGCTCAATAGCAACGTATGCCATTGCCACGGAGAACTCCTGATATAGTGCTCTTAGTTTATCGCTCATAAATTACTCCGAATGACGTTTTAAATTTATAAAAGTTTACTTAAAGGTTCTGATTTAATGCTGTTCAGTTGGCGTTTTTAGTCGTTGGCTTTGCAAAAAAAGTTCCAAATCGAGGTGTGTAAATGTAAAATTTTGAAGGTAAGCTAATTTTCTTTATGTTTATCAAATAGTTGCGATGTTATTGGGCCGGAAGTTCACAGTTCGAACCGTTATCGGTATAATTCTATTGCCAGGGCTTCTTCCGGTTTTGCAAATATGGAGTTTGTTTATGAAGGGATTAACTGAGCTGACCGATGCGGAGCACCTAATTGTTCAGCAGGCTGTCGACGCACTTAGGCAGTTCCATGAGGCTCAGGCTGCGAATCTGCCAGAGGCGGAAGTGAATCGCTTGCGTCTTCAAGCTGAATCACTCTTTCAGGCTATCACAGACTATCGATTGCATTATTTAGGTGCCCCATCGTCAACTCGTCATTAGCTAAAGTCTTAATATAATATATGTTCCCGCTTCTTACGACTTTAATTTATAGTTTTGGATTTTTTCGGTTCTACAAAAAAATCCTATGCTCGTAAAACTTTCGATAACAGGTTTTGTGGTGAGTTTTAGTGAGGTTATATTGTATTGATTGCTAAAAGGGTTTCGGGACTCAATATGTTAATTGTAGGCTCTAAATAAGGGTAACGATTAAATACCATGATAGTGGACTTTGTTTCTAGTTTGTTATTGTCTTCGTAACTTTCGCCGTCGGAGTATGGCTCTATCTCCCATGTTAGTTTGTCTCTGAATCCTGTTTCAGTTTTAAATGATGTTACTCGGCAACGTTTGTCAGCGGGAATATCTACTAGGGCTACATGGTCACCCTGAGGATCTCGGTGGATGACTTCACAAAACTGTCCTAGATACGCTTTTCCACGTAAGTGATCGCATTTAGAGTAGCGCTGGAGGCATATTGAACAGTCAAGTCGGTTTGATACGAAGCCTGCGCTAAGGAAAGCTTGAGGTGGAAAGAGATTTTCCTCCAGATCTTCCAAGCACTGAATTTTTTCAGCTAAATGTGAAAAGCCTTTATCGGAGCGAGTCGCATCTAAGTGTCCCATTTGAGCTGATACCAAGCAATCCCAAGCTTCATTAGGCATATCTTTTTTTAAAAAGATCCACATCAACAACTCAGAGCGCAGTCCGCCGAGTGCGCACATAAATCCTAGGAATAAGTTGGCATTGCCTTCATTTTCTCGGGCTGCTGCCTGGTCTTTAAGACTAGCGGCCTGATAAATAAGACTGTCGAGTTTATAACATTGCTGTAACTGCAGTTTACTAGAGCGTGCTGGAGATAGTAAGTACTCTGTTTCGTTAACTCCGGAATTAAAGTGGTTTATTATTTCAATTAGTTGCATTTTGGCTTTTCTCCAGCTCTTTAACTATGTCGTAGATTTGGGGTAAACCTTCATGTGGACCGCTATAGTGGATTTCTTTGCAACTGCCGTCTTTATTTTGGTATATGACGTCAAGTGAAGCTTTCCCTCCTTTTGAACCTTTGAATAAATCATATAAGTAATTGGTGATAAGTCCAAGGGTTATTGAAAGTGCATTGGGGTCCTGTGTTAAAAGTCCAGCGGATATAATTAGGGTAGGGCCGTACCATTCGAAGCTGTATTGTTGTAAGTAGGGCGGCTGATCTTCTTCTTCGAATAGCTCGTAATAAGTAATATTATTTTGTCGTAATAAAGTTCTTACTGTGTCCGATTCCACCTGTTGGCGGAGTTCGTTTAAGGAATTTGCGGTAGCTAAATTGCTTGGGATGATTGTAAGTCCGTTGGGTAGGGCGAGGCCAAAACTTTTTAATTTTTCTGATATCGATATGTGGTCGTTAACTAAGATACTCATAATCATCCTTTTAAATTTTTTTGTTGAGTTTGATTCTGCCTGTTTTGAATTTTATTTAGATGTGTCGTTGGGCAATGGTTGAGATTTTATTTTGTTGGTAAGAATGAGTGCGATGTACCATATGAATGAAGCAATTAGTGAGGCAACTAGGCCGATCGCGAAGCCAATTGTGCGCTCTCTCCAAATGGAAGCGCTAGCGCGTTCCTCTTGAGCCAAAAATATAGCTTCAACAGCTGCTTTATCTAGTTCTATTAGGGGTTGAAGCTTTTCTTTTTCGGACTTTAGCTTAGTGATTGCATCTTCTGTGTCACGAAGCGCTAATTGTTGGGTTTTTACAAATTCCAAAAGTTGGTGTATATTCTTTTCGGTTTCGTTTAGTTGTTTAAGTTGTTTGTCGTAAGTGTTGTTTTCAAGTCTCTTTAATTCTTGTTTTTTTCGATCGAATTCTTCTGTATATACTATGATAGCTGCCCCCGATGCCACTATCGCTAATGTTAATATTGTAGTTGCCAGGGGTCTTACAAGGAAAATTTCGACCCATTGCTTTGCGAGCAGAAATATTAATTGATTCAT